ACGCTGACGGCATTTTGCGAGCGCGTCATTGCGGCGCTTGGTGCCGATATTCCGGTCGAGAATGTTTTAGGGCAGTCCGTATCGGTAAGCGCCCCGCCGACGGACGATGAATTTAGCGAAGACACCGGCATTACAGCCGATAGCGGCCAAGGCGCTATGGACTTCATAACGTCCTTCGCGCGCAAGAAACAGGTCTACCTTGTGGCGTCCGGCGATGGCCGCTTGCTGATTTACCGCCCCGGAAACGTGCGCGCCGTGACGCCGATCCTTAACCGCATCAATGGCGACGGCAACAATGTCAAATCGTCTAGCGCGTCATTCGATCATCAGGATCGGTTCGGGCGGTATCGCATTACTAGCCAAGCGAACCTTGGTTTTGAGGATAGCTATGACGATGAGGCCACGGACCATAAGGGCAATGCAGCCGACGCTGAAATCCGCCCCAGCCGCTATTACGAAGCGCAGGCAGAGGAAAGCATGTCTAGCGCGGAATGCGAAAAACGCGCTATCGAGGAAGCGAATATTCGCAAGGGCAGGTCAACGGACTACGAGGCTACGCTTGCAGGGCTGACGCAGAATGACGGCACTCTATGGGATTTCGGCCAGCTTGTGAAAGTTGACGATGAGCCTATGGGCATTCGCGGCATTTTCCTGATACGTGCGGTTGAATATTCGGTCGATCTTAACGATGGCACACAAACGCGCATTACGTGCGCGCCGCCCGAGACATACAATGTCCGCATCGGTGACGAGGCCGACGCGCGCAAGGCACGTCGCGGGGAGAATTTGCAGACATGAGAAAGCTGGTACAGCGCATCAAGTCGGCGTTCAAGGTCGCCAAGCTGACTGCCACAAACGACACTATAGACCTTCGCGGCGGCACTCTAGGTCAACAGGGGTTTTCGCAGGAGGGCACACTGTGGACGCCATATGGCCTGTGCCACAATCCGCCGGTCGGGTCGGTTGTGCTGGTATGGGCTCAAAACGGACAGGATAGCAACGCAATCGGCATTGCGGACGATCCGAAAAACAGGACACTTCGAAGCCTTGAGCCCGGCGAGGTTGGCCTTGCGAATTACCTTACCGGCTCATATGCGCTATTCAAGGAAAACGGCGATCTTGAGATTGAGGCAGTCAACGCAAATGTTGACATAACCGCCAACAATGTAAACGTAACCCTAACCGGGACCGCAACATTTACAATAGGCGGCTGCACCATTACAATGTCCGCAAGCGGAATATCCGTAAGCGGAGGGACCGTTGTTGCCGATGGAATTGACCTGAAAACGCACACTCATAGCGGTGTGCAGCCGGGCGCGGGAAATACTGGCGGACCTAATTAATGCAGGATTTTCTCGTAAAGCAGGATGAAACTGGGCTGTTTGACCTGCGAATATCAAGCGGTGATTTCGCAACGGTAGACGGTTTCGAGACTGCAATTCTTGTTAGCCTGTTCACGGACGGGCGCGCGCCCGCAAGCTCGGTAGCGGACGCGGGCTCAAGGCGCGGGTGGGTAGGGGACATTTTGACGGCGGGTCGCGGTCGCGGCATTGGTTCTAGGCTTTGGCTTTACGATCAAAGCAGGCTGACGCGAGACATTAAGAACCAAGTTGCGAACGCGGCGGAACGCTCGCTTCGATGGCTTGTGCAGGATGGTGCGGCGCGGTCCGTGTCGGCATCCGTTGACGAGGACTTCAATCGCGGCGTTTCGATCCGCATTGACATAACGACTAATAGCGGAGACGTGCAGTCATACGCTGCGCTTTGGAGGCGGACGAGTGGCGCTAACATATCCCGGATATAACACTCTAAGCGAGAACGCGCGGGCAGAATTGCGCCGCCGCAAACCGGACGTTGACCCGACTGTATTCGGCTCTTTCGCGCGTCCGTTCCTCGACAGTGCCGCAGCGCTTGCCTATGGCAACACGCTTTTGGTTCGTGACCTTGAGCGGCAGCTATTCCCTCAAACTGCCGATGGCGAGTTTCTGGAACTGTGGGGCGCTTACGAGGGGCTTGATCGTAACCCCGCGACCGGCGCTAGCGGTTTCGTGAGCCTGCCCGGCACGGTCGGCACGGTAATTCCGGCGCTGACGGAATTTACCGCGTCGAATGGCGTGACCTACCAGTCAACCGCCGCAACATCTATTTCGTCCGTTGCTCAGGCGATTTCGTCACTGACGCGCTCAGGTTCGGTTGTGACGGCAACAACGTCGAGCGCGCACACTCTGGCGACCGGCCTTGACGTTACAATATCGGGCGCGAACGAGGCTGACTATAACGGCACATTCGAGATTATCGTTACCGGCGAAAACACCTTTACATATACGATTGCGACTACACCAGCGACACCGGCAACCGGCACGATTGGTGTAAGCGGCAATTATGCGGTTGTTTCGGTCTCTGCGGTAACGACTGGCGCGGAAACAAACCTTTCCGCTGCGTCGGTTTTGACGCTTTCGACGCCAATCAGCGGTGCCGAAAACACTGCAATTGTGCAGTTTGGCGGCGTCTCTGGCGGCGCTGAAACCGAAACCGATGATGAGTACCGTGCGCGCATCATCCTCAGCCGGTCTTCAATCGAGGGTGTTTTTACGCCGGACCAAATTGAACTTGCCGCGCTTTCCATAAGCGGAAACACGCGCGCGTTTATCGTCAAGCCGTCGATTTCGGTTGCGGACCCCGATCCGGGTCCGGGCTTTGTGCCGGTTCCGGGACAGGTTGCGGTTTACATCTTGCGCGATAATGATGACAACATCATCCCGACGCAAAGCATTCTGAATAGCACAAAGCAGCGCATTATCGAGCGCGGCGCGCTTCCTGCAAACACGTCCGAAACTGACCTTTATGTGTTTGCTCCAATTCCGGTTGATGTGAATTTCACGTTTAGCGCGATTTCGCCGGACACTCCGACAATGAGAACGGCTATCCGAAACTCGCTCATTGCATTTTTCAGAGATAGCGTGACTTTCGAGGCGGACATTACGGAGGCGACCTATCTCGGCGCTATCCAGAATACGCAGGATTTGACAACCGGTGACTTCCTGCAATCGTTCACGCTTTCCAGCCCATCCGGCACAATCAGCATCGACGCCGGAGAGATTGCAGTCCTTGGCGCGGTGACTTTCCCGTGACGGTAACGGCTGAAATATTCAAAGCCCCAAGCATCGACGGAACTGCGGATGAGCTTGCCGCAGCGATGCCGGATGGTCGCGTTTGGCAGTCGAAATATATCGACGGCTCAAATATGCGTGCGCTTGTCGCGGGTGCCGCAGCGCCATTCAATATTGCGGAGCAAAAAGTAGAGGAACTTGCTTCGGAGTTTGACATAAATCAGACTACGGACCTTTTAGGGGAATGGGAAGAAAGTGTCGGCCTTCCCGATCCGTGCCTGTCCGGCCCGCAGACAACCGCCGAAAGACGTGCGGCGATTATCGAGCGTTTTCGCCGCATCCCGGTCGTTACTTTGGGGGCGATGCAGTCTGCCGTTGACGCGCTGTTTCCCGGCGCTGGCATAGAATTGTTTGCCGGGGCGGACTATTATGGGTTTGAACTTGAGTTTGAATATTCGTTTTTCGGTGCGGCAAACGAGAAGTTTGTGATCGTTGCTAGGGTGCCAAGCCAAGTGCCGTTTTTCGAGTATGACTTCGAGATTGACCTGACCGGCGCTATCAATGTTGACGAGTTTATCTGCTACATGAACAAGATCATTCCCGCCAATGTCTATCTGCAAATAGAAGAGGTTTCGCCGGATGCGTGATTATCAAACAAAGGCCAATCAGGGGGGCGCGCCGGACAGCATCACGTCAACGAAACTTGGCGCGGGTGAGGTCAACTCGATCCTCACAGAAAACGAAAACGCCGTTGAGCGCGCAGGTCTCACGCTTGCAAACGCCGCTGGCGCTGGCGAGTATACGAAGCAGCTTGCGCAGGCCATTTTCATAAATTCCTTAAAGGCATCAACCTTTGACGATAGCGGCTCTGCAAACGCATATCAGTTGACGCCGGTA